TAACAGCAGTATTGGTTCTATTCGTCGCGCTTATGTATATAAAATTGCTATCAACCTCAAGGTGGGTTACGTATCGGAATTCTCCATTCATAAAACTACTAATAGTGACTTCAAATACATTTTGTGAGAAATCACTAGAAGTCGAAAACTGTGCTATTGGAAGAAACAATTCTCCAACTGGATGTGGTATCGTTACATCGTCCTTGTAATCATTAGCTCCAACTGAAATTGGTATAGTATCACTACGATAAATTACCTGATCGATCGGATAATCACTAGATAATACAAAGTCTTTTATCATTTCTGCTCCAAAAGCTCTATGACGTCTTTACCTTCTTTACTTACCCAAAGACCAACACGAGTGGCGTAAGCACCGATTTTAATACGCTTATACGCTCCATCAGAAAACAACAGACCACTCCCATCCAGCACCACGAGTTCCCTGCGATTTACGGGGTCATAAATAACAAGCCTGCCCGAGCCTTCCTCGATGCGTAACTGTCCAGTGATCGATGAGATAATAGTTGAACCTTTTAGTTTTAGAACTTCTTTCATTAGAACGCGTAAACTTCCTCTCCGTTATAAACTGACCTATCATACTGTGCGAATGTGTAAACTTTAGTTTTTCTGACTTTTAATTTAGTAGTTAATTTACTGTCGCTTAATTTCTGAGATATTGTGATAATTTGGTAGACCCCACTCGCCAATCGAGTATCGAGTTTAATCGAGTCCCCTATCTGCATCGCTGGAGAGCCTTTTACCTCTAACTCTAGCATTGGGCTATATGTTGCATACCCTCTAAATATCGATTGTGTAAATGCTCTCGCGTTTTCGTAGTTCCCAAAAAAAGGATTGTCGTTTATTTCTAATAAGTGGTCCTCGTCATCACTCCAGTTGTCGTCAAACGCTTCATAATCCAATTCATCAATCTGTTTTGACGGTTCACCCCAAAGAAACACACGGTCGATTTCGACTGGATAAAGTAGATCATTTGTGAACGTTAATATTGCTTTGCTTGGTGTCAATTTTAGCGAGCATTTCACGCCTCGATCGACCTCGACGCCGTTAGCGGTTTTTGCTGTGAACCATGATACATCAGCATTCTCACCCAATTTTGGCTCAATTAAATCAGCACACGGGTCAGACAAACTAACTTCACGCACAATCGGTAGTCCATGCTTTACAACCCAAAGATTATCAGTATTTTTACCGCTTGAAGTCTTTTCTGCAACCATCTGATATGGTGCGATAACACGAATAGGCGTTTTGATTTTAATATGGTTAACAATACCTGAATTCTTCGAGGGTGTTATCGATATCACATTGTCATCGTCTAGTTTATAGTGAATATCTTCTGCAACATCAGAGCCGCGTCCTTTGAATCTTATTAACCCTTCCTCGTCTTGCCACAACCTGCCGTTCTCAGCTTGAACTAATTTTTTAACAATATCAGCTAACGAGTCGTTTTTGTTCGGAAAAAATATAGGAATAATATTTGTTGCTCCTGAAAAAGTAAACTGATGAGGTGTAAACCCTAAACCTTTGAATATTTCAGTTAAAATATAGTCTGTTTTTTTATAAGCCATTGGCGGTAATTCAGGCAGCGGTTGAGATAATGCCCAGTTAAGAAAATCAAAAGCCGAAACTGAGGCTTCTGCTTTTCCTGGCTCTGCGTCAGGTAGCATATTAGTAAGTCCCACAAATTGTGGTACATTCTCTTCGCCGAAACCAAGCCACGCTCGAGTAGGAATGTTTGGTTTAATATATTTTGCAATCGGACTATTTGAGTATGGGATAAAATAGCCGTCGTGATTAGCTAATTCAAAATCGGCAATCGCTGATTGTACAGAATACGGGAACTCAACGGAACGATTAACTGCAATCGATTTAATCCTATTTGAGATATCTGTATAAGCGTATGTGTCCCATATCTGAACAGGTGGTTGACTTGCGATATCTGACGCATATAAATCACCACCTCCGTATGTCGATTGGTCGTAAACTCCCCACGAGATGTTTTCGTTTCGAGTCTTGTCCCACGCCATGGCAACGCGCCACGTGAGCGGTCTGACCCAAGATTTCGCTAACTTCTTAAATCTATCACTAGTAACTAACATTTTATTGTCCCAAGTTCTGCCCAGTCTCAACCATCGTTAAAGTGATACCTTCTACATCACCGCACAGGTTTATGACGTCTTTTTTACTGATAGAAATCTTCACTGGGATATTAGTGGCTGAGCCGTCAGATAATGTGAGTAGTGGATATCTATTAGTCGTATACTGCCTTTGAACAAAGCCCCACAATTCAGCGAACTCATCTGCTGTTAAATGCCCAAAAGTATTAGTCCACACTCTTTTATGATAAACGTAGTCTGTATATACATTGCCCGACAGAACAGTGACATCGGTCTCTCCAAAATTAGAATTCTCAGAAAATGGGCTTGAAATATACTCATGATTCCAAGTTTTTGAAGCTGTAGAATCGGTTAATGTCATCTCTTTCATGCGAACCTCGCTTTCTGGCTCTGTTCAAACGCCTGCATAATTTGGTCAGCAACTTTTCGCCTCTCGTCAGGAGAAGTTGCGAATACACCGCTCACATTGATGGTGATTTGTTGTGATGGCTGCGCGTTAGTCTCTTTTAATACTTTAGTAAACGTATCTGCCATAATTTTTTGTGGCGTAACGATTTCTGGGTTAGCCTTAGCCCCTAGATATTCACCAGCGATAACAGGTGTAGCTGTAGTCAAAACACCACCCTTTGCTAGCCTTGGAAGACTGAACCTTTGAATGTTAGGAATGTGAACGTTAGGAATCTTATTTATGATATTTAAGGCTCCATTTAATAGATCTATAGGCTTGTTTATGACCCTCTCGATTTGCGCTATCAAACCGTTTATCATTCCTTTACCAATGCCGATAACGCCGTTCCAAGCCGCAACTCCTAGATTTGCCGCCCAAGAACCAAAATTACCCAAAGAGTCGCGCATTGGCTTCCAGAATCGACCACCTCCAAAATCGAAGAAGTCAACAGTCGCTCGCCACATATCATCTAAGAATTTGCCGAACGTATACTTTCCGTCATCTGCCTGTTGCTGATTGAGCGTCTTCAATTTATTATTTAATTCTTCTCTCTGTTTTTTCAACTTCTCTAAGGTTTCTCCATTATTTGCAAGAATCCCAGCGTTTGTCTCTGCATTGTTAGATAGAGCGTCTTGTTTTTGCTGTTCAAGTGTAGCCAATTGTTCATCGCGTCGCTCTTTGAGGCTTTCAATCTCATCGAGCTTAATCATATTTTGAACACTGGCTAAATCGGCACGGTGCTTATCCTGGAATGCTAATTCAGTGTTAAGTTGTTGCTGTAAATCAGCTAGCCTCTGATCTCTCTTTAGTTTGTCTGCGTCGTTCTCAGCGTTTAATTTTTCTTGATTTGCGGCGAACTGTTCATCATATAGCGCCTGCTCTTTGTCTAATGCGAACTGTAGCTCAGTAAGTTTTTGAGCGTTGTAAGAGTTATTGAAGTTTTGCAAAAACCTAATCTGATTTGTTAGAGCCTGAACCTTGCTTTCGTGCTCTCTGATTTCCTCGACTTGAGATTTTCTAAATGAGGCGGAGCGTTTGGCTATTTCAGCGTCATAGTTGGCATTTTCTTCAGCAATTTGTTTAGTTAGGTCTTTAATAGTGTCTTCGTGTTTAACGCGGATATCGTTTAAGTCTCGACTGTAATCTCGCCATATTTTAGACGCTTGAGCTTCTAGCTTGTCGAGTTCCTTAGTTAGCTTTTTAGCGGATTTTGCCGCTTTTTCCATACCCTTAGACGAACCACCAGCAGATTTCTCAAGTAGTGCTATTTGAGCATCAACACTTGCTAGTTGAGACTTTAGACTCTCAGCACTCTCTCCGCTACCACCAGCCGCAGAACCAAGCATTCCAAACGCTTGTGCCGCCATCACCGCACCAGCAGCAATTGCAGACAATAGAGCTACGATTGGATGACTCGAAAACGCTATCATCGCCGCTCGAGCTAATAGGAATCCTTTTTGCAATATAAATAACCCGCCAGCAACAAGCGCGAATGTTACGATTCCTGAGCCTGCGACTTGTATAACGCCGCTAAACGGTGCTAATAATGCACCAACAGCACCAGCCAACCCTCCTACTGCGTTTAATACAGTCTCTATTCCTGCACCAACTCCGGCTAAAATTGCTCCAATATTGCTTGCTCCTAATCCTTGAATAAGATTAGCCATTCCTCGAGCAACAGCAGTTTGCATGTTTGTAAATGAAGTCTGAAGACCGCCAGTCGCTTTTTCCGCCATTGAGTTAAGAGATTCAAGACCTCCACCTCCGTTGTGGTCTAGCTCTATAAGCTTTTGAGTGAGTTGCTCGGCAGATAACTTACCCTCGCTGCCCATTTCTTTGAGCGTACCCATTGTAACGCCCATCTCTTTCGCTACTGCCTGTAAAACAGGTGTCATTCCTGAGTTTAATAATGAATTAAACGTCTGAGCTTGAACAGCTCCACGTCCAAAATCCTGCGAGAGCTGCGTTATAGCATTGTCCACCATAGCGCTTGTACCGCCGAATGCTAGAATAGCGTCATTTATAGCCTTAAAAGCTTGCTCTCCAGCAACCATTGAGCCAGAAACGGCGACAAGACGTTGCACACCTCTTACGGCTTCGTCAAGAGATGTAGGTAGTCCTTTAATATCGGCTTCAAGCTGCTTC